AGCCTTCCGCTTAAATGCCCTGATCTCTTCTTCCGGGAAATATGGCGCTTTATATTTCCCAAAGCCGACGTTAAAAAAACCGTCCAGGTTATAACGGATCAGCCCGTTGAAGCAGTGCCGGTTGAGGTAAAGGAACGCTGCTGCGCGCTCGACCGCATCCAGCCGCTGCGCGTTGAATGCTTCACGAATTACCGTGTAGTTTTCGGCATCATTCAGATGCCTGAATGCCTTCATTGCCTCATAGATCACCGAGTCGGGGACCACACCCAGCATCTGATACAGGAGAAAGCGTTCGTGCTTGTCTGAGTTAAGGAACACCGAGCCGCCACCCACAAAAGGCTCAATAAGGCGTTTCCCTGCGGGGATCAGGCGATCCAGTTCCGGCAGCAGCGAATATTTGCCGCCAGCCCATTTAAGGAACGGGCGCTGCCAAATTCGTGATGCTGGATTGTGTGCGGGTGGCAGCTTAACCGCTTCATTGAATTGCTCAACGCAAACACTTACAAATCCGTAATTCATGCTGCCACCTGCTTTTCGTTAAGTTCTTCAGCCAGTCGTTGCGCCTTCAGTGGGTTGGTAACGACATCACCCCACGGCAGCAACCATCCGTTTTTCTCTTTGAGCCAGGGAAGGCGCAGTGTGCCAACCCTGATGTCGTCGTGAGCGTGAGTCATAGGATGGACTCCATTTCGTCGATGTAGAGGCCCTGAGCAATCAGGCGGCTACGGCGGGCGGCACGGGCTATGCACTCCTGCCGTCTACCTTCCTGCGATTGCTCAATGGCGCGCCGGGTGAACAGGCGCGATTTGCCCTGCGGCGTCACAACCTTCGGCTTCGTGACCAGGTCGAAAGTCCGGTCGCAGATGCCGTCCCCGTTGATCCACTTTTCCGACTCAACGATATGCGCTATCTGTCCGGAGCCGCGGGTAATACCGTTGGCTACCCGGTTAAACTCGATGAGCGTTACGCCAAACTTCTCAGCGATTTCGCTGCCGGTTACCGGGCGGCCGCGCGTCTGAATCATCCAGATAACGCGCTCACGAAGGCCGGAGAATTGCCCGGTGCGCCCTGGCCTGCGGTAAAATGGTGTGCGTTTCATGCTGCACGCTCTGTGATTTTCTGAATTTCCGATTCCAGATCTGCAAGGAAGCTCTTAACCTCAGATTCGATTTCGCGCGCCAGCTCTTCATCGAAATGAATCCGCTTCTTGAAATAGGCGAGGTCAGGCGGCAGGCGATCATCGAAACTAACGAAATCACACCATTTCCGCCCGGTGCACATCATCTGTGCATGCATTTGCAGCATGTACTGGCGCTTTGGCTCACCAGTTTTCAGCGTTTCAAGATGGGTCCAGGTGTTGGGGCATTTGATTTCGATAAGCCCGTCGTCGTTGACAAGTCCGTCCGGGCTGGCTGCGAATCCGGGTATGGTTGGGTGATCGATGAGCCCAACTTCAGTGATTGCCGCATTGAACTCATTCAGCGCGTACATTTCGCGTGCCACTGGCTCAAGTTCAGTGCCGCGCATCATCGCGGCATTCGAAAACCCTTCCTCCAGCTTCCCGGTTAGCCGTTGGCAAATCAGCTCGGCCATGTAGTTCTGGCGGCTGGTGGAGTAGCCCGACTTAGTCCGGGCCATGACATCAGCCAGGCGACTGGCTGTGACCTTGCCGCAGCGCGCAGCAAACCATTCAGGGGTGCGTTGCTCTATCATTCAGCCTCCGTCTCTGCGACATTGACAGGTTCGGCGTTGTCGACAGCAAGACTCATGTCATACATGCGTCGTTTCTCAACTGCGCCGATCACCTGTTTCTCTTCGGCGCTCAGCGCCACCCAGAACTCCTGATACTTAACGGTTCCAAGGCGCGCGGCGGACTCACCTTTTGCGATCAGTTCCGGGCGGCGGCTATCTGATTCATGGCCCGCATGAACCTCTGCCGTTGTTCCTTCAATTACTCGCTCTGCCTCATCCTGGTCGAAGATGCCAGCGAAACCAAAGGCCAGACGCGCGCACTGGATCAGCGTCTTGTGGCGAAGCATGCGGGTAGGGTGGGACTGCCATGGCTGAGTGTTGCGTTTGCACTCTCCCATGTACTCGGTGACGATGGTCGGGTGCTTACGGTCTTTGCGGTAAATCTTGCAGGTACACGCGCCTTCCTCCTTGTCGTAAGAGAACTCCATGCCGTCAAACTGAGGATGCTCGTTGATAATGCGAGCCCATCCATCAACGCCGACGACCGGGACAATCCCGCCTTTATCTGGGAAGGCATAAATCTCTTTTGTCCATGGGTTCAGGCCGTACTGGTTGGCGACGATTAGCAGGGCTGTAAATTGCTCGTCCGTGACGTTGCCACCTTTAAATGCTGTGTTCTTCAGCGTATTCATCAGGTCTGTACCGGCATCCATGCCGAGGCGAGCGGCCAGTTTCCCGGCCATGGTGGAAAGTGCAGTACTCATTGTTAAATCCCTCAAAGTTAAAACGGGCAGGTTGGATGAAGGCGATCCCACTCTTCTTCGGCGCGGTCGTAACAGATGCGTGTGACATAGTCGTTATAGGCTTCCTCTGCCTTTTCACCGACTAGTGCCATTTGCGCTTCTTTTGGGAGAAACAGGCTACTCATTTGCAAAGCATATTTCGGGAACATGGCGATCAGTTCTTTCGCCCGGTCGTCGATCCACTTCTCCTTCTCGTCGGTGAGCTGCTGCTCAACCCAGCGCCGATCTTCGATGCGGTCGTAAGTGAGGTATGCGTTCATGGTTGCCTCAGTAATGAATTTTTGCGCAGGGGATTAGGTCGTCTTTAAGTGCGGTGAGCACTTCGATAGCCTGTTCGCGGGTTAAGCTGGTGTGGCTGGTGAGCGCGTTAACGATGTTGGTGCCGACCGTCTTGCGGTGCTTCACGTCAGCTTCGCGCTTTGCCTGTTCATCGGCGAGGCGCTTCTCTTCGGCCAGGCGAGCATCTTCGGCCTGTTTTGCCTTCAGGCGCTCAGCTTCCACTGCCGCGGCTTTTTCGCGTTCTGCCCGGGCTTCTGCTTCCTGCTTCTCGCGTGCCGCACGCTGTTCCGCTTCAATGCGCTGGCGCTCCGCCAGTTCAGCGCGAGCTTTCTCTTCAGCTTCACGGCGCGCTGCGGCTTCAATCTCTGCTTTGTGCTTCGCTTCGGCATCGCGTCGGGCTTGCTCTGCCGCTTCACTCTTAATGCGCTCTTCATGCTCACGTTGAGCCTGTTCCGCCTGGCGGCGCTGCTCTTCGCGGTCACGGTCGAAATCCTTGTTCATCAGCAGAGCCATTTCGTGGTCTGCTTCGAACTTGGCCGCCAACTCCTGATCGAACTTGATGTTCATTTCCAGCGCTTCGGCGTGCAACGCGTTCATGGCTTCTTCAGCCTTAATGCGCTCCTGCTCGGCTTCCCATTCGGTGAGTGGGCGGCGGGTGGCATCACGTAGCTCGTCGCAGGCATCAACGAAACGCTTAATTTCCGCCTCAGCGGGGCGCACAGCCTCTTTCAGGCGCTTCAGGTACTCACGCCCCGGCTTTTCGATTGCCGTCTTGCTGCGCGACACCTGCGCCGCCAGAGAGGCGACACGGTCACGGCCTTTCTTCGTTGACAGGTCCGGCACTTCGTTTACTGCCTGGCGGATTTGCTCGAGGTAAGCGTCAAGGCCGCCCGCTACGTAAAGCGCTGGCGCCTGCTCCGGCGTGATTTCGATGACAGTTAAGTCCATTACTTCGCTCATGGTTTCTCCTGAAATTTGGATGTGCAGATCCCGCCCGCTTTTAGCCAGGCCGATCGGTTGAATAGGGGAATTAGGCTGTTTTTCTATGCCACGGATAACCGATGGCAACCTTCATTTCGTCGTAGGCTGCCATCCACATGGCGCCATCACCGATAAACAGGGCAATGGCTGCTTTGCTCTGCGCGGCGCGCAGCAGGTGATGATTGATCATACCTTCACCTCAACCTGTTCCAGGAGGCCAGCGATATTCATCTGTTGGCGGTTCAGCGTCAGCTTGTCGCGCGGTGCCGATACCGACGTCAGCTGCCACTCGTTATCGTTGAGCTTTTTGTCGGTGTACTGCTTGCCGTTGTGGGTGACTGTCATCTCACACCACCTTGAATAAGAACCAGACCATACCGCACACAATCAGGCCCACAATGGTTATTGCGGAAGACATGCGTACATGGTCAATGGCTAGTTTTGAAATTGGCTGGCGATGTTCTTTTTTCGTCAGCGAGTTGATTGCTATGCCGAGCAGAAACGTCCCGACAAACCATAATGCGTATATCTTTAAGCCCAACTCCAAATCACTCATAAATCCTCTTGGCCTTATCGCGGCGAACGGAACGGTTAATACAAGACTTCAACGCATTTATTCAGTGTTTCAATGGGCGGTGGATGGCCGCCGTCTCATAACTTAGAAACCTCTGCGAAGTTTCTTAGGTATGAAAAAAGCCGCTCAGGTGGCGGCTTTGCGATGGTTGGTGCCGGGATTTTTATCCACGCCCGGCCCGTGTCCCTTTGCTTTCCACAGTCAAAGGAAACTGATATGTTGCTCATTCCACAGTCAATATAGGAATCTTCTTATGGCAAGATATATTGTTCGAGTTGAGTTGCGCGGCGCTGATTCTGAAGACTATGAAAATCTTCATGAAAAGATGAAAGCAAAGGGTTATTCGCGTGAGATACAGGATGGTAATGGCACTTGGTTTAACCTCCCAACAGCTGAATATACAACCGTAAAAACATCAACTGCATATAACGTTAGAGAGGAAGTCAGAGGTATAGCTAGTAGTGTAAAGCAAAGCTATTACGTACTGGTTTCCGAAGCCGCAGACACCTCTTGGTACTTGGCTAAGAAGTAATTGCAGAGCCATCACAAGCAGCTTCACCGTTAAACGATTTTCTGCGCTCTACCTCATAACGCAGCGCTTTAATCGAAACATCTAGGGCATCGGAAAAGCTGATGCCTTCTTCATCAGCAAGTTCCTGAACAACCTTTCTTAACTCATTATCCTGATTATCCATATACCGTCTCTTTTAAATAAGTGGAGTAGATTTGCCGTCAGCCCCTCGCAAAGAGCTGCTGGTAAAGCTTCCCCGATGTTCGGGAACTGAGCAGCAAACCATTCCGGTGCGGAGTCCTCTTCGTGTGCTATACCCGCCACGCGTTACACACCTGCCTCAATCCCATTGGGCGCCATTTCAATTTGCCAGGAGCGCTCCGGGTGATTTGCTGCTTGACTGAATTCTTAATGAGCAGGCGACTTGCTGTCCGCCGCTGGCTAACTTCGCTCAGCTGTCGATGTTTCGTTTCGATGGGGTAAATTTAGCGTGATGCTAAATTATGCGCAATAGCAAAATGCTAAATTATTGAATGGTTTTATTTAGCGTATTGATTAATAAGCGATTAAAAATTTACAGCGAAGTAATTCGGGACGTAAAAAAGCCCGCGCGATGGCGGGCTTGAGGGGTTTTGCGTGAGGTTATGGGATGTTTAGTATTTTGGCATCAACCACAACGCCGATGATTTTGCAGTTTCCATTAATTTCTAGCATTGGATATGCGGGGTTAAGGGGCTTTAGGAAGCGTCTGCCGGCATCGATTACAAGCTTCTTAAAGGTCGCTTCGTTATCGCCTTCTAGCTTCGCGACAACCAGCTTTCCGTTGCGCGGCTCGACTTCAGGATCAACAAGTATCGCTGCTCCCTCGGGTATGCTTAGTCCAGCCGGGGAGGTCATAGAATCCCCTTTAACGTCCAGCCAGAATGAATCTTCTGAGCAGTCAACAGTCGTGTCATACCAGCGATCTATCGCTCTTCGGTGATAAGGTTCTACAGCTTCCATCCATTGCCCCGCGCTTACCCAGCTGATTACAGGATAACTTCCTTTTGTCTCGTTCAGTCCTCGAAATGCAACGTTCGAAGGTTCTTCACTGGCGTGTAAAACATCCATCCAGCCAAAAGGCAGATCAAGCGCAGTTTCAATTTTGCGAGCCATCTTATCGCCGATATTGCGATGAGGGTTTGGTCCCAGTAGCTGGCTAAGCGCAGCCGGACTTGTCTCGATGAGCTCGGCAAACTGCGCTTTGGTCATTCCAGACTCGTGCTGACGCTTCTCGTACAGCGCTTCCAGGTTGGCTTTTCTGATTTCTTTATTTTCCATACCTGCATTGTTACTGCTTTTAGCAAAATGATAAATGTGCAAATTGCTAAATGATGCTTGCGTAGTATTTAGCATAACGCTAAACTCCAAATCAAACGACTCACCCGGAGACACCAATGAGCACTGAACTACACCGCTGGCGCAAGGCCGCCACTACCGACGAATGGGCGCAGCTCGCAAAGTTGGCTAACACGACGCCAGGTTACCTGGACCAGATCGCCTACGGAAATCGCCGGGCATCTCCAGAAATGGCATCTGCTATCGAGAAAGGCACGAAGAATTTTCACCGCCAGGCTCCGGTCCTAAAAGAAAGCCTGGTATTCGCATCGCCGCGTGATACTGCGGCCTAACCACGAAAGGGAAAGCAATGCATTCACTTGCGTATCAACACAATACCGGAATACACCCGGGAGCGATGATAAACCGCGCTCAAGCTAAAGCGACGCCGGACCACGAAAAGATCCGCGATGCGGTCCGTGCCTGGTCATCGGCGCTGGATAATCAGGACGTGGTGTCAGCGCTGATCATCAACGAATACCGGGAGCAGGGCGGGACCGCCATCAGCTTTCCGGACGACATCAGCCGGGCGCGCCAGAAGCTGTTCCGCTTCCTGGATAACCGCTTCGACTCTGAGCAGTACCGCGAGAACGTGCGCCAGCTGACGCCCGCAATCATGGCCGTTTTGCCGCTGGAGTATCGCCATCGACTTCTTCCAGAGGACAGTTTTATGTCCCGCTTAGCTCGACTTGAGAAAGAAACGAGCGAGGCGAAAGTGGCCGTTGCGATGAACGCCCCGCGTCACCAGAAGCTCAAGGAACTCAGTGAGGGGATTGTAGAGATGTTCCGTGTCGACCCGGATCTGACCGCGCCGCTGATGGCTATGGTCACTTCGATGTTGGGGGTTATGTGATGGGAAGTTTCAAAAATGGCGAAAGCCAGTCTGCGCGAACAGAACTGGCCTTCAGATGCAAATCGTGTGCACTCATTGCAGGAGGAATAATGGCAAAAAATCCACGCTATTACCATACCGCTGTACATAAAAACATAACCCGCGACCGCTTCATCCGCTCGGTTAACCCGATTGTGGCAGAGAAGATGCGCGCCATCCTGGAAGAACTGAAACGTAAGGAGAGTGGCCGTGGGTAACGTATCCAATTTAGCCGAAGCCAGAGAGGCCAGAAGGCTCCAGAAACCGCGCACGAATGACGGTAAGGGGTTTGCCTTGCTGCACCGTAAAATTATGGATGTGCCGTTCTACAAGGACGCTGAGGCGGCTCATTTATGGGTTCACATGCTCCTGCGTGCTAATCACGAACAGACACTGGTATCTACTGATGTCGGCGATGTGATCTGCGAGCGCGGAGAGTTCATTACCGGGCGAAACACGCTGGCAATGGAAACGGGTTTGACCGCTGATCGCGTTAAATCACTGCTCCGTAAATTCCAGAACCTGGGCATGATCACCACCAAATCGAACAACCGTTTTACTGTTCTAAAAGTGGTCAAATATGACGAATATCAGTCAAATTTTTGTCCAGCCGATGTCCAGCCGGTGTCCAGCGCAAACGCAGTTATATCAATGCCTGTGGAGGTGGAGTGTCCAGCCGATGTCCAGCCAGTGTCCACAGATAACAATATATTAAATAACTTACTACCTAACGGTAGTAAGTATGTCGCAAATGACCAGAAACCCGCTGAAGAGAAAAAGTCTCGTTTGTCATGCGATGAAGTGTGGCAATGCCTGAAAGACGAACTGCCTGAAGCCAGGGGATGGAGATGCCTCACTGATGAGCGACGCAATCTGATCCGCACATTCTGGGGTAAGGCTAACAAAATTGCCCGCAACCTGGACGGCAAGCCGATGGACATGGACGGTTTCAGAAGTTATCTGCGTTACATCGCTCAGAACTGCCGATGGATGCTTGAAGACCGACCAGACCAGAAATCCGGGAAGACCTGGCGCCGCATGAAATTCGATAAGTTCCTGACCGAAAAGCTCTACATCGAAGTGCGCGAGGGGGATCGTGATGACCGCTGATTTCATGGCCGTACCACAAAACCTCGAAGCAGAGCAGAGCGTTATCGGTGGCCTGCTGCTGGATGATGACAACAGCGAGCGAGTCCAGAAGGTTCTGGCGATGCTCAAGCCTGAGTCGTTTTACAGCCGACCTCACCAGCTGATCTTTGCCGAGATGCGCCAGATGTTCCGCGACAACAAGCCAGTCGATGGCCTGACATTGTTCGACGCGCTTGAAGGAAAAGGACTCGCTGAGCAGGTAGGTGGCTTTGCTTACCTGGCGGAGATAGCCAAGAACACTCCCAGCGCTGCAAACATCGTGGCATACGCTGCGTCAGTCCGGGAAGCCGCAATGGAGCGCTACGGTATCAGCCGCCTGACCGAAGCTACTGAGCTGCTGTATTCCCGCAATGGCATGAGCGCCACGCAGAAGTACGAGGCCATTCAGGGTATTTTCACCCAGCTCGCAGACCATTCAAAAACCGGTAGTCGCCGTGGGTTGCGGTCGTTCGGCGAGGTTATGGATGACTGGGTAGCAGATCTGGAGAAACGCTTTGACCCTTCAGGCGAACAGCGCGGCATGAGCACCGGCATCCCGTCACTCGACCGGCTGCTGGCGCCGAAAGGTCTGGTTAAAGGCTCTCTGTTCGTGATTGGCGCAAGGCCAAAGATGGGCAAGACAACCCTGTACGGTCAGATGGCGATCAACTGCGCGGTTCGTGAGAAAAAGCCAGCGCTGATGTTCAGCCTTGAAATGCCGGGCTACCAGATCCTCGAAAAACTGGTTGGTCAGAAGTCCGGCGTAAATCCGAGCATTTTTTACATGCCCGCCACGGATGACGCCGATGACCAGTACCAGGGCGACTACGACGGAGACTTTAAGAAGGCGATCGCTACAGCTGGCCGGCTGAGTGAAATCGACATGCTGTACATCGACGACACTCCGGGACTGTCACTGGCGCACATCGTTAGCGAAAGCCGCCGAATCAAACGCGAGAAGGGCTGCGTAGGCATGATCCTGGTTGACTACCTGACGCTGATGACAGCCGAAAAAGCCGACCGTAATGACCTGGCCTACGGGATGATCACCAAAGGGTTGAAGAACCTCGCCAAAGAGCTTGCCTGCGTCGTCGTGCTGCTGACCCAGCTCAACCGCGAACTGGAGAAGCGAGTGAATAAACGCCCGTTGCCGAGCGATTCCCGCGACACAGGACAGATTGAGCAGGACTGCGACTACTGGGTTGGCATCCACCGGGAAGGTGCTTTCGATGACAGCGTGCCGCCTGGAGAAACCGAGTTAATCCTGCGACTCAACCGCCACGGCAGTACCGGAACGGTTTATTGCAATCAGATCAACGGGGCAATTTACGACACAGACCAGCAGGCCGCCGCCGCAGAACGCCGCGGGCGCGAGCAGCAGCCGAAAAAGAAAGGGGGGTTCTGATGACCATAACAATTCGTGAGCAACTGCTGGCAGCCCTGCGCAACAACCCAGGGTTGAACAACGCCAAACTGGCAGGGCTTATCGGCATGACCACCAAAAAGATATCCGGAACGGTGAGCACGCTGCTGGCAGACGGCTTGATCGAGTTCGAAGGCAAGCACGGACAGCGGCTTTATCGGCTGACCGATTACGGCATGAAATACGCACCAGAAACAATCCCGGCTATGCCGAAGGGAAATTCGAAGCTGGTGCAGCGTACAGAGGCAAACGTGATCTGCCAGGAGTGCCGCAACAGCGCGGCGATGAAGCGAGTATTGATGGTTTGGGGGAGGGCAGGGGTATGAAATTATTTGAGATGGAAGGTTTTCTGCGTGGCAAGTGCATTCCACGAGATTTAAAGGTTAACGAAACAAACGCTGAATATCTTGTCCGTAAGTTCGGTGAACTTGAATCAAAACTAGAAACGGCGTTGCGGGAGTGTCGTTCTGCTGGAATCACGATTGATAACCTTGAGGCCAAGTGCGCGGCGCTGGCTGTGGAGAATGCTGGGCTGAAGTCTGGAATACTGCAGGCCTCAGAAAATATGGAAGCACATCATGATGATCATGGTCTATTCAGCTATGACGCTGATGGCGAGCAAATGGACGCACTATTACGTCTTTGTGACGCTCAGGATTCAATAGCATTATTGGAGAATGCCAAAACCCCAGCCACCGACGCTTTCCTGGCTGAAGTGCGTGCGCAGGGTGTGAAATCGCTATCCAATGCCGTTCAGTCAGTAATTGCAGAGCGTCAACGCCATCAATCAGTTGAGGGATGGACGCCTGAGCATGATGACGAGCACTGCAACGGCGAACTGGCAATGGCGGCGGTTTGTTACATAAACGAAACAGGAACTGTTAACCGCAATGGTGGCAAGCCGTGGGGGTGGCCTTGGGATGCTTCATGGTGGAAGCCAAATGCCCGCCGTCGCAACCTGGTAAAAGCATGGGCTTTAATTCTGGCTGAAATCGAACGCATAGACCGCGCCGCTGGCATCGGTAAGGGGGAGTGATGCTTCAACATCAAATGCAGCCAACATTTAACACCTGCATGGCTACCTGCGTTGCAATGGTTGCCGGTCAACCTGTCGATGAGGTAGTGGAACGCTGGCATCAGAAATTCCACGACAAAACAGACTGGCTCGACGACGCGCTGGATTATTACAAAATCCCGTATTTTTACGGAAGCCAGCGCAAGGCCGAATTGCTTTACGGGTTTATTTACTTCCTGACCGTTCCGTCACTGAACATCAAAGGCGGCCTGCATCAGATTCTGATGTCGTTAACGGCAGAACGCGGCATAGAAGTATTTGACCCGGCAATGGGTCGGCCAGGATCAAAATATTACGTTTGGGGTGAAGCGCAGAACGATGATCAATTCGGCGTTATCTCCTGGTGCGTCGATTTATCGGTTCCGGTAGTGCAACAGAAAGGTGAGGACTAACCCATGAGCACTATTACCAAAGAACGTATTGAATTGTTCATTAAAAATCCGCTTGAAAACGGGCTTACTCGTAGCGAACAAATGGAAGTGGCACGGATTGCTTTGGCATCACTGGAAGCAGATCCTATTGGTGAAGTTTCAGAGAAGCGATACGGCCTTATTATGGATGGAACGGTAGACCTTGGCGGGAAATCAACTTATCGCATCATTAAGGGAGAAAAAGCGATGAAGTTGTTTCCGCTGGGGACGAAGTTTTATACCGCCCCGCCAGCGCCGGTATCTGTGCCCGCTGCGATGGAAATTGATGATGACTTTGACAGCGCGTTTGAACACGGAAAAGCTGTCGGCTGGAACGCCTATCGCGCCGCCATGCTTCAGGCCGAACCTGTAAGTAATAGTGATGAGTTACCGCTGGACTATCTGCAAGGACACAAAGACGGCCTGGAGTGGGCTGCACAATTGGCAGAAGCCAATCATCCGCAAACAGGTGACTGGTTGTACGACGACCAAATCGATCTTGCCATGGCGATTCGCAAAGGTCCGGATATGCCTACTGTTCAGGGTGGCAACTCTCCGGTGATTCCAGATGACGTACGCCGCATGGACTGGCTGGTATCGAAAACCGTTGATGTTCGTGAGCCTATGGTTTACGGAAGCCATAGCCTTTTCTGGTCGCAGACCATCACGGATGAAGAGGATGATTATCACGCGACTAAATTACGCGAGCAAATCGATGCGGCTATGGCAGCTGAGCAGGCAGCTGCACCGCAGCAGGAGGCCGAATGAACGATTTCGTTAAGCTAATTCAGCGTCTTGAGGCGGAGCGTGGTAAGACCATCACCACTGAGGTGGAGCTTGTCTCTTACGTCAAAGAGCGCAGCACTGGAAGCTCTGAGGCTCGTTACTACGTTAAGCACAGCAACCAACAGACGGTGCTTGAGCAGGGAATGGTGATAAACAGAGATGGGTTTGGTAATCATCAAGCCAGCATCATCATCACTGATTTTCCGGGACAGAAAACTCCGGAAGACGCGGCGCTCAAACTGGCTGATTGGTTAAAGCGCCTAGGAGAGTCCATCGAGGCTAATTTCAAAAAGCCAGAGGTGGATGATGCCTAACCCATTCGACGCATAACTAAACGTCAAGCAACGTTTGATAAAACACTATCAACGAGCCATAATAAATCTGCCAGCGGCCTGAACAACCCTGGCAGACTTCTTCGCATTTAAGGGGACTTAAATGCGACCACAATCTGAACTCCTCACCTTGTCACAGATGCAGAAATGCACCTGCGATTTTCTGTATTCTGCGTTACCTCTCGGAGGTGGCGTATGAAACAGCCTGTTTTCTACCTCCGCGACGAACGCGTTCGCGATAACCTCATCGACTACATCAGGAAGCTGCCTGTTAACGACGCTCTGCCGCTCGTGGTGAAGTTTTCTGAGGCTGACCGCACTCTCGCCCAAAACGACCTCTTCCACGCTCTCTGTGGCGATACAGCGAAGCAATTGCAATGGGCTGGCAAGTCGCGCGACCTCGCTTCATGGAAAGTCCTGTATGTCTCAGGCCATGCCATTGCCACCGGTAAGCCTGGTGAAGTGGTGCCGGGTCTGGAAGGGGAGTTCTGCGCCATCCGGGAAAGCACTGCGAAGATGGGCATCCGTCGCATGACCAGTCTCATCGAATACAGCCAGGCATTTGCTGTGCAAAACGGCGTGCAACTCCGTGAAGTTCGCTACTCAGGTGATTACTTCGGGAGGGTTGCGTAATGGCTAGCCCTCTCGCTCGCATCATCACCAACGAAATCTACCGGGTCCGGACACGCACTAAGCGCAAGCCTGAACTCAAGCCATCCGAAATCCCATCACTGCTCGGCTACACCGCGCGACTGACCCAGGTGAAATGGGATCGCCTGAAAGCGCGGAGGTCACATGGCTGATTTGAGAAAAGCAGCGCGTGGTCGGGAATGCCAGGTAAGAATCCCTGGCGTATGTAATGGCAATCCTGAAACGTCTGTACTGGCACATATCCGGCTGGCTGGATTGTGCGGCACCGGTATTAAACCGCCAGACCTTATTGCCACCATTGCATGCTCTGCCTGTCACGACGAGATCGACCGCCGTACACATTTTGTCGATGCTGAGTATGCTAAAGAATGCGCGCTGGAAGGTATGGCGAGAACGCAGGTTATCTGGCTGAAAGAGGGGGTAATCAAGGCATGAATACTTACAACATCACATTGCCCTGGCCGCCGAGCAATAACCGCTACTACCGCCATAATCGCGGGCGCACGCACATCAGCACAGATGGGCAGGCGTACCGCGACAGTGTCGCCAGAATCATCAAAGACTCAATGCTGGATATCGGCCTGGCTACACCCGTGAAAATACGCATTGAGTGCCATATGCCGGATCGCCGCCGCCGCGACCTGGACAATCTGCAAAAGGCCGCGTTCGACGCCCTGACGAAATCCGGGTTCTGGCTCGATGACCAACAAGTCGACTACTACAGCGTGAAGAGAATGCCGGTCGTCAAAGGCGGCAGACTTGAACTGACCATTACTGAACTGGAGTCCGCATGACATTCGAATCCTACTTTGCTGATCATCTTCGTCTGCGATGGACTCGGTTACGCATCTATCGTCACCCGGGTTCATTTGCTACGGACTACCGAATTTTACGCAATTACATCAGCCGCTATAAACCATCAGGAGCAGAAGCATGAATCTCGAAAACACAGTGAAATACCACTTCGCGAAGTCAACGATGATTAGCGACGCTCCACGTGCAACCGCATCTGACTCATTAACCGGCACTGACATTATGGCGGCGATCGGAATGACACAGAGCCGGGCTGATCTCGGGTTCAGTGCATTCCTCGGTAAGATGGATATCAGCGATTACGATCGCGAGCGAGCAATTGACCTGCTGACCAAATATGCAATTGAGCACTGCGATAAGGTTGCCGCCTTACGCAAGCTTGAGAGCGATGTTAAGCCAAAGGTAATGCAAGTTCTCGCAACTTTCGCCTTTGCTGATTACTCCCGGAGCGCCGCCAGTACCAGAACGTGCGACTGCTGCAATGGAAATAAGTTTGTCGAAGCTGAAGTAATGACGATGAAGCATATCGGACAGCCACACCTTAGCGAAAAAAGAGAGATGGTTAAGGTGCTTTGCCACAAATGCAAAGGGAAGGGTGCTCTGACCAACGCATGCCAGTGCAATGGCAAAGGAACAGTATTAGACAAAGAGAAAACTATTCTACAGCGCGGCGTTCCTGCATATAAAACCTGTACGCGCTGCAATGGGCGTGGTTATGCCAGATTGCTACCTGATAGCGTCCGTAAATACATCTGCGTAACGGTGATGGATATACCTGAAACCACGTGGCGCAGGTCTTACAAGGATTTTTTCGAAAGTCTGGTAGGTGAGTGCATCAAGCAGGAAGAGTACGCAAACCAGATGTTGAACAAAGTCACGCGATAGTGAATGTTTTCTATGAAATAGGATTTATCTAGAAAACTACACTTTACAAAGTGGCGATTTTTGTTTAATCTGAAATCAATGATGGAGTAGTGCATTCATTCGATGGCCCTGAGTTAATAGCTCGGGGCTTTTTTGTATCTGCACAACAGATAATTGCATTGGGGTGACCGGTTAATCCCGTTACGCTAACCGAAACAGGCGCAGTGCAATTATCGTTGTGGTGAATGCGCAGGCTGATGCGCTAACTTATCAGCTAGATGGTGAGGTAAAGGCTCACCATGGCGACGACGGGTAGTTCATTTACATGCCGGAAAACACAGCACCGGTCACCACACACCAAATACCTACCAGGACCATAAGAGCAAAAGCTCAACGCACTACCCTCTATTGCCCACCGCGCCGTGGGCTTTTTTATTGCAGGCCGCAGATATCATTTTCAGATGCCATGTAGCAATCAGAGTCTGACGGCCTTTCCCCTACAAACACACACAGCGCCATCCGTCATTAACGGAGGTGAGGCTTATGCGAATGCCCTACAAACAAGATTTCATCGCCGCTCTGCTGGCAGCTAAGGAGCAGGGTATCGGCGCAATACTGGCTTTCATCATGGCGTATTTGCGGGGTCGCTATAACGGTGGCGCTATGGCGAAGACGCTGATCGATGCGGTCATGTGCGCGATGATCGCCTGGTTCGTCCGTGACCTTCTCGACTTCATTGGCCTGAGCAGCAATCTCGCGTATATCGCCAGTGTCTTCATTGGCTACATCGGTACAGACTCGATCGGCAACCTGATTAAGAAGTTCGCCGCCAGAAAAGCAGGGGTTGATGATGCTGGAACTCAATAAGCAGCGCAGGGCATTTCTGGATATGCTCGCCTGGTCAGAGGGTACTGACAAGCCAAGGCAGAACACCAAAAACAGGGGTTATGATGTCATTGTCGGCGGATCGCTTTTCTCTGACTACAGCGACCACCCACGAAAACTGGTCAACCTCCCCAAGTTGGGCATCAAATCTACCGCGGCTGGGCGTTACCAGTTGCTTTCAAAATGGTGGGATGCGTACCGGAAACAGCTTGGACTGAAAGACTTCTCTCCAGCCTCACAGGACCAGGTGGCACTGCAGCAAATCAAAGAACGTGGCGCGCTTCCGCTCATCGATAACGGGCAGATTCGGCAAGCTATCGATCGTTGCAGCAATATCTGGGCGTCATTGCCCGGGGCAGGCTATGGCCAGTTTGAGCATAAGGCAGACAACCTGATCGCAAAATTCAAAGCCGCTGGCGGCGTTGTAGCCGAAGTACAACCATGAACCGGTTAACCGCTATTATCAGCGCCGTAGTGATCTGCCTGATAGTTAGCCTCGGATGGCTGGCTAGCCACTACCACGACAACGCTATCACCTTCAAAGAGCAGCGTGATAAAGCAACGGCCAGGGCGGAAACCGCCGAGACCGTTAGCAATAGCGTAGTCACCGCAATGAACCTCATCAATGACATTTCCCGGGTAACCCAGAATGCAAAGACCGAACTTTCCCAGGCAGGTGAGCAGCGTGTTATCTACATCAGGCAGGCGCTTGAAGGGGATCAGTGTGCTAAGCAGCTTGTTCCTGCTGCCGCTGCTGACAGCTTGCGGGAATACGCGGACGGTTTACGTGCCGGCGCCCGTGGTACTGATAAGCGCTGACCTTACTGCAGACACACCGATCCCCGGAATGGAGGTTCCGTTCACGTGGCAGGCAAGTCTGGAGTTAAACGCTCAGCTCTACACGGCGCTGGGGCAGTGCAATCTGGATAAGGCAGCAATCAGGAAAATCGAATCATCAAGAGCCTCGCAATAGCGGGGCTTTTTTACGCCTGCAGTAAACCCGCGCATTCTCGTGCGCATATCAACCAAGAGCTTTTCGGGGTATGAGACAGAGACAGGACGGTGGCTTACATCGTGCCGCTCTTGGGCTGTCCATGTCTGCGAGAACTGGCTCATATCACCAAAAAGGTAAATACGATGTCTAATATCATCCCGATTGATTTCGAAGGCCATCCAATGCGTTTTTCTGACGATGGCTGGTTTGACGCGACTGCGGCGGCTGACAAGTTCAACAAGGAGCCAGCTCAGTGGCTTAGGCTTCCTGAGACTGTTCGTTACATCGAGGCGCTAAAGAGTAGATATGGGAATATCACATATGTAAAAACCAGCCGCGCTCGCAAAGACCGTGGCGGCGGAACATGGCTTCACCCAAAACTGGCGGTCAGATTTGCTCGATGGCTTTCTGTAGATTTTGAGATCTGGTGTGATGAGCAAATTGACGCAATCATTCAGGGTTCCGTTCATCATATCGACGATGAAAGAATAAAGGCTATTTTCCTTCTGGATAAATCTCAGCCATGGGAAAAGAGGTTTAGCGATCCGTTTTATTCTGCAATGTTCAAAATGTCAGGACTGCCTCGTCATAGGCCAGGTCGTCGCCCCGCACTTTTTGGGATGATCAGCGCAAAGTGGGTATATGGCCCGGTATTACCACCAGAAGTGTATGCAGAGGTTAAAAGACGCCTGGCTGCGGGAGATAAAATCCATCAGCACCTTAAACCTGACGCGCTGACATTGGTTGAGCGACAGATCATTGCCGTTACCAGCATTGCCAATGGGTGCTCTGATTATCGTGATTTCGAAGCGCGCTGCATGTCGGCATTCCCGGTAAAAGGGCAGATGAAATTGCTCTATGCTGCTGCGTGAGGTGGCCGTGAATCCATACTCACCAGAAAAATTCCCCATGGCCAGGCAGGTCTGTGAGGAGTTCGTCATCATGCAAACTGCGAAACACCGGCAACCCATATACCGTTCTGAATTTGGCGACATTCTGATAGATGCTGACTGCCTGGCGTCGATGTTCACGTCATATTTTATGGCCGACAATATGGATGCTGACGCAGTGGAGATGAAGTTCTTTCGGATGCTCGATATCTACAATCCTGAGCGCCCTTCGTATTTCGCATCAATAGGGAAGTATGAGGGGCTCAAACCGTCAGGAATAGCGGTCATCGAAGACATCCTTGATTACTACGCCCAGAAAGTTGCTGATGGGGAACTACCTGCACACTGAGAGCCACTTTCACAACGGCTTTCCATTACAAAGCTCATCTACGGGTGGGCTTGATAATGGGTATCCCCTTGAGCAGATAAATATCAAATATCCCCTGCAGGGGATGGGAGAAGAGACTATGGAACTGAAAGTAACCGTTGTTGGCTTACCGACCGAGCAGGATATGCTCGATGAGTTTGAAAGGCTCAAAACGGCACTAGCCGGACGACGCCTTACCCCGCAACTACAGGCATACATTCTTGATGAGCTTACCAACGCTCTCATGAAGAAAGTATCCATCGAGACTGAACTCGTTTGAATGGAGTGACCAATGGCAAAGCCGGACTGGGGCGAGCTTCAGCAACGGTTCCTGTCCGAACATGCCAAAACCGGCATTTCCCCCAAAGAATGGTGCGAAGCGCAGGGACTGAATTACTCGACTGCAAAGCGCTATATCAAAATTGCGAATGGTAGTGCGAATTCGCAAAAGAAAAGTGCGAATAAAACTGCGAATTCGCAGGCAAAAAAAGGCGATAAGGCCAGAGGTAGCAAGCCATCTGATGGTGATTGCGAATCCTCCAATGCTGCGAATCCTCCAGATACGAAACCCGAACGTGTGCGCAGGAACGTAGTCACCAACCACCCTCCTTTCCAGCCTGGCAACCAGAATGCCCTTAAGCACGGCGGCTACGGTCGCAGGATGCTGCTCTCTGATGCAATCACCGAAGATGCGAAGCTGCTCACGCTCGACGATGAGCTTTTCTGGTTGCGTGCGGCGAACCTTACCGCTGCTGAAAATATTGGCCGCTGGCAGACTGAGCTTGAAATAGCTGATGGCGATACCGCCAATAATCTTCACGAGCTAATTTCATCTGCGCAAAAAGCCATGCACCGTAACACGGCCCGCATTGAGTCGCTGGAATTCACAAAGGCATCTATAGAGCATCGGCTCGCCTCCACTGACAAAGTGTCTCTGGAAGCGGATCGCCTTCGTCGTGATGCTGGCGTTGATGACGGTAATGGAGATCGTGACCTTAATGACTTCTACTCTGACATCCAAACCGACCCTGAATCCGGCTCTAAGGAACTTCTGGACGACACAGGCTCGAAATAAAGTACTTTTTGGTGGGCGCTCATCGTCAAAGTCATGGGATGCTGCTGGGTTTGCTGTCTTTCTGGCAAATAAATACAACCTGCGTTTCTGTTGCGCACGTCAAATTCAGAACAAAATCGAAGAGTCGGTTTATACCCTGCTCAAAATACAGATTGAACGGTTTGGGCTGCGGCATCGCTTCCGAATTCTGAATAATAAAATTATCAACCGGGTCACTGGCTCAGAATTCGTGTTTTACGGTTTATGGCGCAATATCGAAGAAATTAAATCCCTGGAAGGTATCAGCGTTTTGTGGCTTGAAGAAGCCCATGCACTAACGGAATACCAGTGGAAGATACTGGAACCAACCATTCGTAAAAGCGGATCTGAATGCTGGTTTATTTTTAACCCTGGTCTGGTGACTGACTTTGTATGGCGTAATTTCGTTGTTGATCCACCAGAAGATACGTTGGTGAGAAAAATCAATTACGACGAAAACCCATTCCTCTCAGACACCATGCTTAAGGTTATCTCGGCTGCAAAGCGTCGTGATCCGGAGGGGTTTGACCACGTTTATATGGGGGTTCCCGAATCTGATGATGACGCGGCAATTATTAAACTTTCGTGGATTGAGGCTGCAATAGATGCCCATAAGGTGCTTGGTTTTGAGCCAAACGGACGAAAGCGAATAGGCTTCGACGTTGCCGATAGCGGTGCGGATAAGTGCTCCAATGTTTATCGTCATGGCTCCGTTGTGTATTGGGCTGATGAATGGAAGGCAAAAGAAGACGAGCTTCTTAAAAGCTGCCAGCGGGCATATCAGGCAGCCACAGAGAGAAGTGCTGATATCGTTTATGACTCCATTGGTGTTGGCGCTTCTGCTGGTGCTAAATTCTCGGAAATTAACGAAGACAGACGACGTGAAAATCCTTATTCACGACCAGTTAATTATCAACGCTTCAATGCTGGCGCTGGTGTGAACGAGCCAGATTCTGAATATAACGGCATTCCGAATAAAGACTTCTTTGCCAATCTGAAAGCCCAGGCATGGTGGCTGGTAGCTGATCGCTTTCGTAATACGTTCAACGCGGTGAAAAATGGAGAGGAATATCCTGTTGATGAGTTGATAAGTATCGATTCATCGTGCCCGCACCTGGAGAAACTAAAGCTTGAGCTGACGACCCCGCACCGAGACTTTGATCGTAACGGTAGGGTTATGGTTGAAAGCAAGAAAGATTTGGCTAAGCGCGATATCCCCTCACCTAACATTGCCGACGCTTTCATAATGGCGTTCGCGCCGACCGATACAACAATGGATATTTGGGAATTGCTCGGGAGGCAAGCCTGATGGCACGAAACAAGCAAGCCTCTCAGCGAACGGCGCAGGCCACCGCTGATGGCTATGAGAACTTTGTCGCCCGCGTGGGGATGCAGACGCCTAATCAGCACTCTGCATCGACCTACCGGGCGAACTTCACCAGCCGCAACCGCATGCTGGTGGAATGGTCATATCGCGGTTCGTGGGTTATCGGTGAAGCGGTCGACGCTATCCCGGACGATATGACCCGAAAGGGCATTCGCATCACTTCGGAGATTGACGCCAAAGACCGTGGCACCCTCGAAGCGCAACTGGATGAGTTGCAGATCTGGGATGCGCTGAACGACGTGCTGAAATGGTCGCGCCTCTACGGCGGCGCGGTCGGCTTCATCATGATCGAGGGGCAAGCACCAATGACCCCGCTGCGACTCGAAACCATTGGCGAGGGCAAGTTTAAGGGCATTCTCCCGCTCGACCGCTGGATGATTAACCCGGTGCTGACACGCCGCATTAAAGAGATGGGGCCGGACCTCGGCAAGCCTGAGTTTTACGACGTGGTGACCACCGCAACGGGCATTCCGGCCTGGCGCATCCATCACAGCCGCCTGATCCGCTTTGATGGCGTCACGCTGCCATTCCAGCAGAAGATGACCGAAAACGAATGGGGAATGTCGGTTGTAGAGCGTATCTGGGATCGGCTTACTGCGTTCGATAGCGCTACTGTCGGCGCGGCGCAGCTGGTATATAAAGCGCATCTGCGTACCTATAGCGTGGAGAAGTTGCGCGAGCTTATCGCGCTTGGAGGCCCGGCGTTCGAAGCGTTGCTGAAGAACATCGACCTGATCCGCCAGTTCCAGAGCAATGAAGGTATGACGCTCATGGACTCGCGGGATAAGTTCGAAACCCACCAGTACAGCTTTAGTGGTCTGGATGACATTCTTTCGCAGTTTGCTGAGCAGATCAGCGGTGCCGTTGGTATCCCGCTGGTACGCCTGTTCGGTCAATCCCCGAAAGGCTTCTCTACTGGTGATGCAGACCTCGCCAACTATTACGACCGGGTGAGCTCATTGCAGGAGCGCCGCTTACGGCTGCCGATGCGCCGGATACTGGACATTATGCACCGCTCGGAACTCGGAAAGCCGCTGCCGGACGATTTCACGTTTGAGTTTAACCCGCTATGGCAAATGTCAGACGTTGACCGATCAACGGTGGCCGTAAACACCACCAACGCGATCAGTACCGCGCTGGGCGACGGATTGATGACGCGTAAGGCGGCGATGACCGACCTGCGCGAAAACTCTGACGTCACCGGCATCGGGGCATCCATTACCGACGAGGACATAGAGAATGCCGAAGACGAAGCGCCGCCAGGCATCGGCGAACTTGGCGACAAACCGCCAGAGCCGCCAGGCGGAGATCCGATATCGAACGAGCCTACGGCAGATAGCGCGGGCAGTCGGGGATATCGTAAATGGTCGCTACGATGGTTCAAACGATAGCGTCACCGAAATAATGGATGCGCTGGAGCGCTACAGCGAAATCATCACCCCCTGGGCGACTAAGGTTGCTGAGAGCTTCACCGCCGACATTGCGCGCCAGAATGAAAAGCAGTGGCGTCAGCACAGTCGGAACATCAGCGCAGAACTACGCAACATGGTCGACCGCGCCCCGGTAGGCCAGGTGATGAAATCCATCGTCGCCGAGCAAATTAAGTACATCAAATCTCTGCCTCTTGAGGCCGCCGATCGGGTGTATGACATTCAGAACAAGGCCATCGAGGCTGTAGTAACTGGTGGCCGCGCTGAGCCATTCGCGAAAGAGATAGCTGCTTCCGGTGACGTGTCACGCTCACGAGCGAACCTTATCTCCCGGACTGAGCTTGGGCGCGCAACCGGTGCATTGGATCAGGCGCGTGCGCTGTCAATCGGCTCGAATGGTTATATCTGGCGTACAGCCGAAGATGGCGACGTCCGGCATTCTCATCGAGAGATGGAAGGGAAGTTTGTCGAATGGGGCCGACCTCCAACGCTTGACGGCATGACCGGTCACGCTGGCGAGCTCCCGAACTGCCGCTGTTACAAAGAAATCGTCTTCCCCAACCCTCATTCTTATCTCGCCTGAATCGCAGGTAAACCATGAAATATTTTTTCAATACCCGGCTGGGGGAAACCCGTTATCAGCTGGCTGACGGCTCGCTGCTGTGCAAAGACGTGCCGATAGGTCGAACGGGTAAGCAGCTTTACGGCGCTGCCGATCTGCCAAACCTCAAACCCGACAAGCTCGGCGAGATAGTCGTAACGCGCTCTCCTGATCAGGTATTCCATCCGGCCACGCTCGCCTCATTCGAAGGGATGAGCATCACGATCCTGCATCCTGAAGATGAAAACGGGAATGTGCGGCTGGTCAACCCCGAGAACTGGAAAGAGCTTGCGGTCGGGCATCTTCAGAACGTTCGGCGCGGGACTGGTGATCAGTCTGATTTGATGCTGGCAGACCTTATCGTCAAAGACGAAAGCGCCATTCAGCTTATCGAAGATGGTCTGCGCGAAGTGTCGTGCGGCTATGACGCGGAGTACGAGCAGACCGAGCCAGGTAAAGCCGAGCAGGTCGATATTACCGGAAACCATGTGGCTCTTGTCCCTAAAGGCAGAGCCGGAAATCGTTGTGCAATTGGAGACAGAGACACAATGGCAAATCAAAAGAAAAGCTGGTGGACCCGCATGCGCACGGCCATCAAAACGGGTGACGCTGACACCATGAACGAACTGCTGGACTCTGCGCCAGCGGCGGTAACGGGTGACGAAGGGGATCTGCCGAGCGGCGTTAACCTCAACATTAACCTTTCACCGCAGCAACCATTGCCGGACAAAAAGCCGGAAATGGGCGGAGAGCCAACCGGCGACGGCGAGGACGATATCAAAACCTTGCTCAAAGCCCTGCTGGCTAAGCTGGAAGGTACTGCAACGGGCGATAACGACGATAAGCCTGACGGCAAAGATAACAAAGACCCTACCGGCGACGGTGAGGACGACGAAGAGGAAACCACGATTACCGGTGACGCTGCTTATCGTGCCGAAGTTATCGTTCCGGGTATCGATCTGAGCCGTAAGGTGAAACCGACCGCGTTCAAACGTGATGTGCTGTCCGCCGCTGACAAAACACTGGTTCGCCAGGTTGTCGGTGATGCAGATATCCGCAAATTGCCCAAGCAATCGGTCGATATGGCGTTTAACGCCGTGTCTGAGATTGCCAAAGGGCGAAACACCCGCAGCACCACGGGCGATGCACAACGTCCAAATATGGGCATGACCAGCATCGCTTCCCTGAACAAACAAAACGCCGACTTCTGGTCTAACCGCAAAGGATAATCCAATGACTGCATATCTGTACCGGATGCCTGTTGGCATTGCCGGGGCTATCTCTCGCCCGCAGGACTTAACCGTCGAACCGGTGATCCTTAAATCCGCTAACGCCTTCGCTGCCTATGGTCTGGCTGGCAAATATGACGCTGACGGCTTTTTCGTGCCGCTGGCGGACGGTGACACCGCCGACAAGGTGAAGGGGATCTACGTTCGTCCGTATCCGACCACATCGCAGCCAGACATGGTTCGCCAGGTGGGGACGGATAAGAACTTCCCGGGTGACGCCATGAAGCGTGGCTACATGACCGTTAATCTCGGTTCTGATTTTGATGCCAGCACCATCAAAAAAGGCGACCCGGTATACGTTGTCGTCTCCACTGATGAATCCATCAAAGTGCCGCTGGGCGGCTTCATGTCCACGTCCGTCAGTGGCAAAAACGTGGCGCTGACCAACGCCGAATTCACAGGTGCCGGTGACGCTAACGGTAATGCAGAAATCTCCTGGAAGATTTAAGGAACAGACAAATGATTACTTTTGATCAGGCAACCGTAGATAGCTCCGGTGCCTTTCTCATCGGGGAGCTGGAGCGACTCGACCAGACGCTGAACCTGCCTCTGGTGGGGTACACCTGGACCCGAGATATTCAACTGCGTGAAGACGTGTCTATCGCAGATGACATTTCCAGCTGGACGAATACCAGCTTCGCCGCTGCGGGTACTGGTGCAAATCCGAATGGTAAAAACTGGGTAGGCAAAGACTCCACCGCTATTGCTGGCGTGAACGTGGATATCAGCAAAGACGGCAATCCACTGAACCTCTGGGGTATGGAACTGGGCTGGACCGTTGTAGAGCTGGCAGCTGCTCAGCAGGTAGGCCGCCCGATTGATACCCAGAAGTACGACGGGATGCAGCTCAAATGGCAGATGGACAACGACGAGCAGGTTTACATCGGTGATGACGCACTCGGCCTGAAAGGTCTGGCAAACCTCGTCGGTGTGACGCTGAACAACGCGCCGAAGACCTGGGCGAACTCAACCAACGACGAGATCCTCGATAGCGTGAACAGCATTCTGTCTAATGCCTGGGCAGCATCCGGTTATTCCATCGTGCCTTCTGATCTGCGCATTCCGCCAGAGCAGTATTCACTGCTGGCGAGCCGTAAGGTTTCCGAAGCGGGTAACCAGTCACTGCTGACCTATCTGGCTGTGAACACTATCGCTTTCCACCAGAACGGCGTTCCGCTTGAAATCAAAGCGGTCAAATGGCTGAAAGGGCGTGGGGTTGGCGGTAAAGACCGTATGATCGCCTACACCAACGACAAGAAATACGTGCGCTATCCGCTGGTGCCGTTGCAGAGCGTTCCTGTCCAGTATCGCGGTCTGTATCAGATTGCGACCTACTACGGCAAGCTCGGTGCGGTTGAGCCAGTGTACAAAGAAACCCTGTCCTACGTGGACGGTATCTGATAACCAGAACGGCCCCGAAAGGGGCCAGAAGGGAACTGAAAATGGCGAAAGAAAAGCTGGTTACCATCCATGTTCACACCCCGTTTACGCTGACGCTCGGCGATCAGTCAAAAAGGGAGTTTGGCCGGGGACGGCATAACGTACCGGAAGAGGTCGCGTCGCACTGGTTCACCCAGGCGCACTCCGAGCTTTCCGAAAGCGTGATTAGCGACACCGATGATCTGCAACCCATTATCGACAGCCTGCAAGCTCAGATTGCCGACAAAGATAAGCAGATTATCGATAAAGATCAGTTGATTGCCGATCTGCGAGAAGCGCTGCTCAAGCTGCAAGAGCAGAACGACAGCCTGCAAGCGCAGATTGCTGCCGCCCAGACTGGCGGTAATGGGGCGAAAGATGCCAAAGAATCAAAGCCTGCCAACAGTAAGTGATTTTCGGCGCGACTTTCCACAGTTTGCTGACCCTGCCAAATATCCCGAAGCACAAATCCAGTTTCGTCTGAATCTGGCTGATGTGCTGCTGAGCGAAAACGTCACCGGCAAAGAGTTGTTTCCGTACTTTGTCGAGTTGTTCGTGGCTCACTACATGACGCTCTGGGCGGCAGATAGCCGGGCAATGCTCGTCGGCGGCCCGGGTGGCTCAACCAATGGTGTTCAGTCCTCCAAGTCCGTTGACAAGGTAAGCGTCAGCTATGACACCAGCGCGACGCTAAACCCTGACGCAGGCTTCTGGAATAACACCCGATATGGCGCTGAATTTTATCAGCTGATCACGATGTTCGGTGCGGGCGGTCGCCAGCTATGAGTTTCAAAAGTGGTGTAACAACGAGGGTTGATAACGCTCAGGCCATTCTGGATGCGCTCCGGTCGCTAACCAAAAAGGATGTGCTGGTGGGCATCCCGGAAGAAGACAGCGAGCGTGAGGATGTTCCGTTTGGTAATGCCGGGATCGGTTACGTCAACGAATACGGCTCACCAGCGCAAAACATCCCCCCACGCCCGCACCTGATCCCCGGCGTTAAATCCGTAGAGGAACAGACGGTGCCGCAGCTCAAAGCAGCGGCGCAGGCTGCGCTTGATGGAAATGCGGCGGGTGCGGAAAGAGCGCTTAACCGCGCCGGAACGCTGGCCGCGAATGGCGTCAGGCGTTACATGACCATTACCGGCTTTACACCGCTTGCTGATAGCACCGTTGAAGCCCGCGCGCGTCGAGGGCGCAAAGGGGCGAAAGCTGAGTTAGCACGCAGATCGGCAGACGGAAAGCTTAATGCTATCAACCCAGATTCTGGTCAATTGATAAGCAATGAGAATGTAAGGCCGTTGATTGATACCGGACAGTACCGCAGAGCCATTACCCATATTGTGAGGGATAAAGATGCCGAATCTTGATGTGACGGACGTACTTTTTGACCCCGATTTTTGCGACTTCAACCTGTGGGTAACGCGTCGCGCGCAAACGGTGGACGAGGACGGGATCGGCAGCGACAGCGAAGTTAAAACGCAGTTTGCCGGAGTTGTTACCGTTGACCGCTCTCTCGAAAACCGACGTATGCAGTCCGGCCAGGTTATCAGTGGCGCGATTCTCATCGTGACAACTGAGCGGCTGACGCAGGGGCAGACTGGCCGTGACGCCGATATCGTGACGTACCAGAACCGTGATTATCGTGTGACATTCGTTGACCCGTACACGGCTTACGGTGCTGGCTTCGTCCAGGCACATTGCGAATTACTGCCGTTTGATGGGGGAACTCCCGTTGAGCAATAACACCAGCACAGAGCGCGGCTGGCTGACACCCACCAGCGGCGATCCGGATTATGACGAAGCGCTAGACAGGCTGTTAAGCCAGTGGATGCGCAATGTTTCCGGCTTGCCGTCTGGAATGGTTCGTCCGCGCTGGCAGAAAAATCAGCCGCCACTGCCACCCGTTGAAACGAACTGGTGCGCGTTTGGCGTTACCGGGTTGCTCATTGATAACAACCCTGCATTCACCAATCAGACCGACGAGGGCGCTCAGCTCTGGCGGCATGAAACGTTCGAGTGCATGGCGTCGTTCTATGGCCCGGCTGGTATGTCTTATGCGTCCCGTTTTCGCGATGGCATATCTGTCCCGCAAAACAATGCTGAGCTGAACGCGCTTGGTTTGTCTCTGGGCGACTATACCGGTCTGACCCCTTTCCCCGAACTTATCAACCAGCAATGGGTTCGCCGCTACGACATGACGGTGCGCCTGCGCCGGAAGGTTGTGCGCGAGTACGGTATTAAATCGCTGGTGGAAGCGCCAGTCACCTTTTTTGGAGAATAAACTATGACGCAGGGCTTACCTGTATCCAACGTTGTAAACGTTGATGTGATCATCTCGCCGAAAGCGGCTACTGGTCGTAACTTCGGCGCGCTGCTGATCCTCGGTTCTTCCACTGTCATTCCAGTGCAGGAACGCGTCCGCCTTTATGCGTCCGTTGAGGACATTGGCGAGGACTTCGGAGTCGACAGCCCGGAATATGAAGCGGCGCAGGTTTTCTTCAGCCAGTCGCCGAAGCCGACGCAGGTTTATGTTGGCCGCTGGGCGAAGACGCTGACCTCTTCCGAAGGTGGAAGCGTGGAAACCATCGTGCAAGCTGTTAATGCCTGCCTGCAGTATACCAACTGGTATGGGCTGGTTGTCGCTGATGATGTTGCTGATGGCGATGATGTGCTTGATGCTGACGACGTGATTGAGGTTGCTAAACTCATCGAAGCGTCCAGCCTGAGCCGCATTTTCGGGGTAACGTCAGCCGACGCTGAGATCATCAGCACGACTTCGACGACCGATGTTGCGTCTAAATTAAAGGCCGGTAAGTATTCCCGTACCTTTATTCAATATTCCACCAGCAGCCCTTATGCGGCGGTTTCAGCTTTCGGTCGCGCGTTTACTGTCAATTTCAACGGCAGCAATACCACCATTACCCTGAAATTCAAACAGGAACCGAGCGTAACCTACGAAACGTTGACGGTAGGCCAGGCGGCTGCGGTGGATACGAAGAATGCGAACGTGTTCGTGTACTACGCCAACGACACGGCGATCCTGCAACAGGGTGTCATGGCGAACGGTGACTTCTTCGACGAGCGCCACGGGCTCGACTGGTTGCAGAACTACGTTCAGACCAACCTCTATAACCTGCTTTACACCAGCACCACCAAAATTCCGCAGACTGATGCCGGTGTGACCCGTCTGCTTTCCAACGTTGAACAGTCTATGGATCAGTCCGTCACGAACGGTCTGGTAGCGGCTGGCGTGTGGAATGGTGGCCCTATCGGGCAACTGAATTCCGGCGATACGCTGACCAAAGGCTATTACGTGTATGCGCAACCGCTGTCCGAACAGGCGCAGGCCGACCGCGAAGCGCGCAAAGCACCGTTAATCCAGGTGGCCTGTAAGCTGGCTGGCGCAGTTCATTATGCCGATGTGCAGATCAACGTGGTTCGCTAAGGAGCGATAAATGGCAACTTATTCTTTTCTCGATGTAACCGCGTCGCTCACCGGGCCGACCGGCGTTATCGATCTTGGTCAGGGTTCTGCGAACTCTGAGGAAGGTATCACCCAGACCATGGGCGGCAACAAAAACACCATGACCATCGGTGCCGATGGCGAGGTGATGCACAGCCTGCACGCCGATAAGTCAGGCACCATTACGGTGACGCTACTCAAAACCTCCCCGGTGAATAAAAAGCTGTCTCTGGCGTATAACGCGCAAAGCCAGTCCTCTGCCACCTGGGGCAATAACGTGATCGTCATTCGCAACACGGCATCGGGTGATATTTCTACTGCGCGTTCGTGTGCATTCCAGAAACAGCCTGATTTCAATAACGCTGAAGAGGGTGGAACCGTCGCCTGGGTATTCGACTGCGGCAAGATTGACCAGCTTCTCGGGGAGTTTTAACGCATGGAATTCGAAATTAAAGGCGTGAAATATCGCACCGCAAAGCTCAGCGTTTTCGAACAGCTGAAGGTGTCCCGCAAGCTGTTGCCGGTGCTGGCCGGGATGGTTTCTGACTTCCGGAGCGTTCAGGAGAAGATCAGCAGCAAAGACACCGAAGGCGCGATGGCTACCATCCTGCCAAAGATTGCCAATGCTGTGTCCGATCTGAGCGATGGCGACGTGGACGCTATCCTGTTCCCCTGCCTTTCCGTTGTTTCACGCGAGCACATGAAAGGCTGGGTGCCGGTCTGCCAGCATGGCGAAATGGCGTTTGACGATATCGACCTGCTGACCATGCTGCAACTGGTGGCGCGGGTGGTCGCCGACTCTCTGGGAAATTTTTTGCAAGGACTCCCTACCAGCGAGACGCCCACCCCGCCAGCGGAATAACCTTCAACAGCCTGCCGGGCGGTGAAGACTTTATTCTTCGTCCGGCGCTTGCCTTCCATATTGACCAGAAAGACCTTAACAGCGGTGCGGTAGACCTCTGCCGTATCGCGCTTCTCAATGACTACCTCGACATGCGCGAGGATAACGACGCCCGGGTAGATAAATGGAGAGCGGCCAATGAGCGGTAACGCAGATACGATTAAAGATTTCCTTGTTTCGCTGGGATTCGATATCGATCAGGCTGGCGCTAATAAGTTTGAAGCCGTGCTGAAAGGCGTTACCGCGAACGTTCTGAAGGTCGGCGCGGTGGTGAAAGGCTCAGCGCTTAGCATTGTCGGATTTACCACCCAGATCGCGAATGGTCTGGATAAAATTTACTGGGCATCCCAGCGGACGGGGGCCAGCGTCCAGGGCATCAAAGCGCTGGGCTATGCCGCATCGCAAACCGGTGCCAGCGCCGAGTCGGCCATGTCCTCTCTTGAAGGGTTGGCTGGTTTCATGCGTAGCAATCCGGGGGCGGAAGGGTTCCTGAACCGTCTGGGCGTACAGACCCGCGATGCCAGCGGAAAGATGCGTGATACTGCGGCCATCTTTACTGGCGTTGGGCAAAAGCTCAACAACATGCCGTATTACCGCGCGAAACAATACGCGCAGATGCTTGGCATCGATGAAAACACGCTGATGGCGATGCGCAGAGGGATGGGGCAGCTCAGTTCTGAGTACGCGTTGACGGCAAAGCGTATTGGTTTTAATGCTGAGTCAGCGGCTAAACAGTCCAATATTTTCATGACCTCCATGCGTAATCTGACGATGACGCTTGGACAGGCGAAAGACAAGATTGGCTCTAACCTAGCTGGTGGCCTTGCTGGCAGTATTGATAACTTCCGCAGGCAGATACTCGACAACTGGCCGAAGATTGAAGCGGTCATCACGAAGATCATCAAAGGAATTCTCTGGGCAGGTGACGCGATTACCCGCGTGTTATGGCGAACTGGGCAAGCTGTTGAGGGTGTGATCGCCTGGTTCAAAAAGCTGAACCCAGCCACGCAGCAGCTTATCGCATTGTTCAGTGGGCTGTTGGTTGCATGGCGGCTGCTAAATACCGCTTTCATGTCATCACCCTTGGGCATGATAACGACGCTTATTATTGCACTTGGTCTGCTCTTGGATGATTACCAGACGTGGAAAGAAGGTGGCAAAAGCCTGATTGACTGGGGGAAATGGAAGACTGAAATTGATCAGGCCGTCAAAATGATTGGTGACCTGAAAAAGACTGTTACGGACCTGACAAAAGCGCTGGCTAAGTTGCTCGGTATTGACCCCAAGTCATGGTCCCTAAAGTGGGATTTTAGCAACTTCATTTCGCAAATGGGTGAGTTCGGCAAGATGCTGAACATGATCGCTGATTTGCTGAATGCCATAAAAGATGGAAACTGGGCGCAGGCCGCTAGTATAGGCAAACAGCTGCTAAATCAGGGCAGCGAAAATCCGTCAGCGATGCCGATGGTAACAGACAGCGCCAACGGTACCGCCGACTGGATTAAAGAGCACTGGGGATTCGATCCTCGCAGCGTGGGCCGAACGGTGCGCGGCTGGTTCGGTGATGATGAGCCTGAACAGCTCGGCCAGTCAGTTAAGCGGCCACAGCCAACCAAAGCAGGCTCTGAACTGCTGGGATGGATGCAGCCGATGCTTACCAACCTGGAACAGCTCTACCGGCTTCCGGAGGGGTTATTGCGCAGTGTGGCCATAACGGAATCTGGCGGTAATCAGTTCGCCGTTTCAGGCGCTGGCGCTAAAGGTCTGTTTCAGTTTATGGATGGTACGGCGCGCGACATGGGCCTTCGCGGAAACGATGTATTCGACCCGCAAAAGTCAGCTCAGGCCGCAGCTAAGTACCTCAGCCAGCTGTTGCGGCAGAACGGCGGAGACCTTAGCAAAGCACTGGCATCATATAACTGGGGGATCGGGAATGTTAAGCGCTATGGCATGGGGTTAATGCCGCAGGAAACGCGTAACTACATTCCGAAAGTAATGAGCAACATGCCCACCAGCGCCCCGGTGATTCAGCAGGAAACGAATATTAACATCCACGGCGTTTCCGATCCGCGCGAGGCTGCCCGTTTGACTGTTGATCGTCAAAAGGGCGTGAATTCACAGTTAACCCAGCAACTCCCCGCAGGACCGAGATAATGGATATTTTATCAGCGATTTTTCGCCAGCAATCCCGGCGAATTGGCCTGCTGATCCCCAGCGTGGTCGTCTCCGAAAAGCATTCTGATGCGCTCGAAATTACTGAGCACCCGGTGGAGAAGCCAACAACGAATAGCGCTTCGGGCTTCATCGCCGATCATGCGTATAAGCGCCCCAGCGAAGTCACAATGGAATGCGGCTTCGCTGGTGGCGGTTCGTTGCTGGACTTCATTGATACATCGTCAATCGGCCTCAGCGCCGGACTTAGCCCGAAAGAGACCTATCAGCAACTACTGGATCTCCAGTCCTCTCGGGTGCCGTTCGATGTAGTGACCGGAAAGCGGGTTTACAGCAATATGCTGGTGCGAGCCATCGAGGTGACAACGGATAAAACCAGCGAGAACGTGCTGAACTGCACGCTTACCCTGCGTGAAGTGATCATGTCGCAGACGCAGAGCGTTAGCGTTGCAGATAAATCAGATATGCAGGATGGCGTCAGCACATCGGCGGTGCAGAATTCCGGGATGAAATCCACTACACCGCCAAACGAATCCTTGCTGAGCCAGCTGGGCGGAAGCGTTACATCAGCATTCGGGGGATGATATGCAGTTTAACGAAATACCGCTTTCTCCTGACAATCAGCAGTTCCGCGTTTTGCTGGGCAATACCACGTATACACTCAGGATCATCTGGCGTGATGCGGCTGGCTGGATTATGGACGTGATGGATAGCGGCGGTGCCGCGCTTCTCTCTGGCGTACCTCTACTGACCGGCGTAAACCTTTTACGACAATATCCACAGCTTGGCATTGATGGCGCGCTGGTGGTGGCGACCGATAAGGGCGCACCAGACGAGCCCACCAAAACCAACCTCGGCACATACAGCCACCTCATTTTCGTACAGGAGTAGAAATGTCTCTTAACTGGATGCGCCATTTTGAGCTGCAACTGTTGGACCAGAACGGGCAGGGCGTTTCCCTGTCTAACTTTAAGGTCACGTTCCAGATCGAGTGGGCAGACACACGCTGGCCGCGCGTGGCGAACGTGAAAATTTACAACCTTTCGACCGATACCACGAACAAGATACTTGGGCAGGAGTTTGCCAAAATTCGCATCATTGCCGGGTATGACGGTATAGCGCCGGATGTTGATGCGAGCCAGGTTGGTGTCGCCCTGGAGATTTCACCAGACCAGGTAGGGCAGGTGAACGGTCAGAACTACGGCCTGATATTTGACGGTGATATTCGCTTCACCGTCACCGGGAAGGACAACATTACGGATTCCTGGGTGTTGATTCAGGCCATTGGTGATCACGAAGCGTTTCTCTATGCGACCACCATCACCACGCTTGCCGCTGGTTATACCGTTGCGGACCTGCACCGGGCGACTATGCAGGATTTCAACGCGTTCGGCGTAACGCAGGGCATTACCGGAGACTTTCCAGATACCGTCTTTCCTCGTGGCCGCGCGATTTACTCATCCACCCGTAACGTGATGGATAATATTGCTGCGCAGTGCAAAGCGACATGGCAGCTGGTGGATGGTCAGGTCCAGATGGTGCCGGAGGATAAATATATTCACGAAGCCATTGTGTTGAATGCAGATACTGGCCTGATCGGTATGCCGCAGCAGACGATGGGCGGCGGCGTAAACGTGCGGTGCCTGATAAACCCGAACATCCGCATCAATGGCCTTATCCAGCTCGATCAGGCTTCGGTGTACCGCGCCACGCTCGGCAATAGCGAAATAGCACAGTCGCCCGGGCGTATCACCGAAACAGAAGAGAACGGCAACCGCGTGCTGACCGGCACGACGTCACAGGCAGCCAGCATTGCGACGGATGGCGTTTATATCGTCAAAGCTATCGACTATACTGGCGACACTAGAGGTCAGGCGTGGTACATGGATTTAATGTGTTTTGCGCGTGGTGCTCGTGATCTGATTAGCCAGGCGACTATAGCTCGTTCAGGAGGAGGTTGAGTGTATAAGAACATGAATGGACTTCGATACAGTGTGCTTTTCCTGTCGGTGCTGCTCGTTTCTGGATGCGCAAATGCAGGCTTCAATTCTGATAAGAATGTTAGTTACAAAAAACGCCCGGGGTGGCAGCCAATTTTAATCTTATCGGCAGACGATTGCCAAACATGGCAATCGAAAGGTAAGTCGCTTATCGACTGGAGTGGGGAATCTTGCGGTCCCGAAGGGTTGATTAAGGCGATTAATAAAAAGCCAGAGATGATCCCTGTTTTTTATGCTGCATATCATGAGTACGGTACCGGTGGCGTTGGGGCTATTGATGTAAGAGATAATTCTCCGCTAAATTACCTTAACTTTGAAAATAACTTAGCTAAAAATCTTTCATCATTAACTGTAATATCAAAGATATATGATGACTACACCATTGACAGAAAACCAATGGGCCTTGCAGAGGTTTCACGTGAGGTTTTTGTTAAGAGGCTAAATGATTTTTCTTTGCAGCAGCCTGCTATCTATCAAAAGATGAATGATGTAGCGAAGGCCGATTACGAAAAAAGCAAAAAAGCACACAGCAACGAAAAACTTGGTGTGAACTACAAGACTACTTGTGGGCCTTATACGATAGACCTGTCGTCTGCTGATGGTTGGGCCAGAATTAATGGCGTGAAACCAGAGACGCAAAAAATTACTCCAATTGGTACAGGTGGCAGTACAAACCGTGAGCCGGATAACGTCAAAATGGAGTGGATGGTTGATACTGACCAGCCTGGCCGCTGGGTTGGTCTTGAGTACATCAATCGAAACGGCAAAGCCATTCTCAACGCACAGTGGTTGCAAGCCAGCATGGATTCGCCGCGTCAGTATGCAACATACGACTGCCGAAAAGTAAAATAGCCCGCCAGATAGGCGGGCATGCGTCAAAAATATTGAGCTTTAATTATAATAAACACAATAATTACGAACAGGATGTTTCTAATTATTTTTTGCTTATGAGTAAGTTGTTTTTTTTCTGTCGATTTCCCGGGAGAGTAAAGGTTAGTGGTATGCGACAGCCCCGTGCCGGGAAGGCCATTTGTCATCTTTACGCCTTTTTTCCCGATGTTAATGGTGGAACCTTTACCACCAATTGAAGTGCTTACTCCGCTTTTACTAATGTTGATCGCGAGTCCGGGCGCAATCCGGATTCTTTTGCGAAATCTAAATCCCATTTGTTACTCCTGTAGTCAAGAATGCGATGGTGCAGGTCCACTCTATGGCGGCTTCATGGCTGAAATTGATTTTTAATGCTTACTTGTTGCAAACATATCCTAATACACCTTGTGAATGTGTGCCATTGCAGCGGAAAAGCCTTACTTCACACTGATGTAGCTTAGTAATTGATACCAAACCAGCTTCGGCTGGTTTTTTTATGGGGTTTTTATGCCAATTCCAACTCAATCACAGATCGGCGGTGAGCAGCAGACCGCGCAGGCCATTGCCGATTCGGTGTCTACCCAGATGCGCGTAGCGATGCCCGGCATCATTCAGTCGTTCGATCCTGACACTGTTACCTGCACAGTAGAGGTAGCGCTTCGCGGTATTGTTGGCGATGGCTCCACCGAATTAAAACCGCTGGTGGATGTGCCGGTTATCTTCCCGCGCGGCGGCGGTTGCACGCTGACCTTTCCGGTAAAAGAAGGCGACGAGTGCCTGCTGATCTTTGCCGACCGTTGCATCGATTTCTGGTGGCAGAGCGGCGGCGTTCAGGAGACCGTCGACCCGCGCCAGCATGACTTATCTGATGCGTTCGCCATCGTTGGCCCGCAGTCGCAAGCGCAGAAAATCAGCGGTATCAGTACCAGCGCCGCGCAGCTGCGAACCGATGATGGCTCGGCGTTCGTAGAGGTCGCAGCAGGGCATAACATCACCGTTAAAACGCCGGGCAAGCTTACGGCTACGGCTGAGGGTGGAACGACAATCACATCCCCGACTATCACGCTGAACGGCAACGTAACGATTAACGGTAACCTGTCTCAGGGAATGGGAGAAAGCGGCGGTACTGCGACGATGCTTGGGCCGGTGACGGTAACGAATGACGTAACAGCTTCTGGTATCAGTGTCGCCACGCATAAACATGGCGGAGTACAGACTGGCGGGGGAACTACCGGAGGGCCGCAATAATGCGATACCGTCGCGAAGATACTGAAGGCGATTACACTTTCGGCCAGGGTGACGATACTTTCCTTATCGACAGTCCGGAATGTGTCGCCCAGGCCGTAAAAACCCGTTTCGAGCTGTGGCGCGGTCAGTGGTTTCTCGATCTGACGGAAGGCACGCCGTATGTTCAGTCAGTGCTTGGGAAGCAGCGATCAGATGTCTACATCCTGGCTATACGCGAACGCATACAGGATACACCGGGCGTTCTGTCGATTCTTTCCTTCGATACCAATTATGACGGCACCAGCCGTCGCGTCACCTTCACTTCCTCCATTGACACAATCTACGGCCAGACGACTGTAACAAGCGAGGCATAAATGGCTTTGAACCTCGACACGCTGGGGCTATCGGCAACGGTAACCGCCCAGGGGATTAGTGCGCCTGATTACCAGACAATCCTAGATACACTGACCAGCTATTTCAGGCAGATTTACGGTAGTGATGCCTACCTCGAACCAGACAGCAAAGACGGGCAGATGGTCGCGCTGGTGGCTCTTGCGGTGCATGACGCTAACAACACCGCTATCGGGATCTACAACTCTTTTTCACCGACGACAGCGCAGGCCGCAGCGCTTAGCAGCAATGTGAAAATTAACGGGATCACGCGAAAAGTAGCGACAAACTCTACTGCTGACCTTCTGTTAACCGGTACGGCAGGCACGACTATCACGAATGGCTCCGCACGGGATAAAAACGGCATTATCTGGAATTTTCCCGCAAGTGTAGCGATCGGCGTTGATGGTACTGTGCTGGTGACGGCCACATGTGCGAATAGCGGTTCGGTTGCGGCGATGGCCGGGACTATTACCACCATTAACACACCGACTCGCGGCTGGGTGTCGGTAACCAACCCAGCTTCGGCTACTGTCGGTTCACCAGCCGAAACCGACGCAGAGCTGCGCATTCGGCAGGGGCAAAGCGTCGCGCTACCATCGATCACACCGTTTGAAGGTGTCGACGGTGCAATAGCTAACGTTGCTGGCGTGACACGTCACAAGTTGTATGAGAACGACACAGGAACAACAGACAGCAACGGGCTGCCGCCGCACTCAATTTCCGCCATCGTCGATGGTGGGGATGTTACCGAAATAGCCCAGACCATCAGGGGGAATAAAGGACAGGGAACGGCAACCTACGGGACAACTTCTGTCACGGTGCCGGATACTTACGGTAATCCTCACGTCATCAGTTTTTCACGCTCTACCGATGTGCCAATTTTCGTAGCCATTACCCTGAAAGTTTTTACCGGGTATACCTCTCAAATCGGCGAGCAGATCAAACAGGCTGTTGCCGGCTATATTAATGGCCTGACAATTGGCGACGACGTTCTGCTGAGTCGTATTTATTCCCCGGCAAACCTTGGCGTGGTAAGCGGAGGCAGTGCTCGCTATTACGACATTCAGGAGCTGCTCATCGGCAAATCCTCTGACTCAGTCGCAAGCGGAAATATCGATATTGCTTATGACGAATCTGCGTCATGCGTTGCGAGTCACGTCACTATCACGGTGACCTCATGAGCAAATACACCGAACTGATCACTAACTACCACGCTACCAAGCCACTCTTTTTTGACCATATAGATCTGAGCACCCGCCCGCTGATTGATGTGTCCAGCACTATGTCAGGGCTTGTAACAGCCTTCGATATCGATACGGCGGTTGGCGTGCAACTCGATATCCTCGGCCTGTGGATTGGGCGTAGTCGTATAGTCAGCCAGCCAATTAGCGGCGTTTATTTCAGCTGGGACACTGACGGGCTCGGATATGACCAGGGCATCTGGCAAGGGCCATATGATCCTGATTCTGGCTATACGACGCTGAGTGATGAGACGTACCGCATCATTCTGAAAGCGAAAATCGCTATCAACAACTGGGATGGTCGGAACGACTCTCTGCCTCCCATCCTTGACGCTGCTACCGCAGGCTCTGGACTGAAGATGCAGATCGTCGATAACCAGGACATGACGATATCGGTCTGGGTTTTTCCCGAGACTGATATTTCTGATGTGTCACTCGAACTGATAGCCGCTATCAAACAGGGTTATCTCACCGTTAAAGCTGCTGGTGTATGGGCTGGCGGCGTTGAAACACCCTCGGTCGAAACACCGTCCGAAGGAACAAAATTCTTTGGATTTGACATGGATAACGAATACATCGCCGGTTTTGATGACGGCGCATGGGGGAGATTACTTTAATGGCTGGAACTAATGATTTTAAAGCGTTTGCGACAGATGCTAATGCAAATGTTACCTCGCAGGAGGAATGGGAGACGCTAACCGCACTGAAGAAAGGATTCTCCTCGGGTAAAGCATCCAGCGCACAGGTCAGTAAAGCGCTGCGCCAACCGTCGACGATGGCGGCTGTACTGGGGCAGTTTATCGCGAACGCCGAACTGGACGCGCTCGATGATGGTGACGTTGATGGACTGGTGGCAAAGCTGGCGACAGCGATTACCACAAACCTTGGTTTAGGAGAAGCGGCGAAAAGGGATGTGGGCACAGGAGATAATCAGATACCTGATATGTCTTACTGGTCTTCACCGGCAGGCGGAATTAATTTCCCGAATGGGTTCCAGATGCGATTCGGGACTATCGCTGGTACTGGTGGAAAATTATTTTCTACGCCATTTACAAATCAGTGCTATGGCATTGTTTTCGGACAAACATATGGAGCCAACTACTGGATGTTCAGCCCGATGTACAGAGCATCTGATCTGAGTAATACCGGTTTTGCATTCATTAACAAAGCCTGGTCTGGCGTTCCGGGGGTAGGTTCTCAGGACGCTGGTGAATCAGTTTTTTATATTGCAGTAGGGTATTAATATGGAAATGGTTTATAGCGCCTCAAATAATAGTTTTTTCGCTAAAAATGATGTGGCGAAATATGAACAGGCCGGATGGGAACTTGCTGATATTGTCGAAGTGACATATGACACTTACCTGGAATTTATTGAAGACAGAACGTTGCAAGGGAAAGTACGCATCGCGGGTGATGATGGCCTTCCCACCTGGGGGGAAATTCCACCGCCAACTCATGAGGAACAAATTGCCGCAGCCGAACTGGAAAAGCAGCAATTGATTAATCAGGTCAACGAATACATATACAGTAAGCAATGGCCTGGTAAAGCAGCGATTGGTCGCCTGAAAGGTGAGGAACTGGCGCAATATAATTTGTGGCTGGATTATCTGGACGCACTGGAACTGGTTGATACCTCCAGTGCTCCAGATATTGAATGGCCTACGCCTCCGGCAGTTCAGGCCAGATGACATCCGGCGCGGTGCTCGTATCTGTTGCCGTCACCGCGTCAATGTAATCAAGCACGGCGTTAAGCCGGGTGGTTTCTGCCTGCGTCAGCTTCCGCCCGGCCTGTAATTTCAGCTGAATCAGACTGATCGAAGCCATTGCAGCATCAATCAGTGACTGGCGCTGTGCTTCTGCCGCTTCTACTGCGGCGCTATGCTGTGCCTCAGTATCTGTCACCCATTTCTCACCATCCCATTCATCGTATGGAGTTAACGGGGCGATAGTGGTTGTATTTTCAGGATATTCGCCAATTTCGGTGATGGTGATTTCATCGCCGTTTTCAGTGTTGTAAACAGTTTCGCCACGATGGTCAGCAACGTATTCCCAACTGGTTAAATCAGCCTTGCGGCAGATTGCGAAACCTTCTTTTTTGCTGCCCGGCGCATCAACGCAGGAATTAGCTGGAACGCCAGCGCCAACCGGCAGATATTCAACGGATGAACCAATATATTCACGCGTTTCGCCATTGTAGTTGTAAACGGTAATAAATCCAGCCTCAGTGGCAAAACCGTTTTCATCCAAAGTGATTTTTTTTGTGGTCATCATGCTGCCCTTACAATGTAGTTAAATGCAATGTTGCGCGGCCTTGTTTCAGTCCCACCCGTCGCATTAGTTTCCCTACTGGAGGTGCCTCCGGTTTTTAATACATCATCTGCGCTGGTAGCTGATGTTGCCCCGCTAACTCGGACAGCTAATAAATGCGTATGAGATTGGATTGCTCCTCCCTGCGCAGATAGCAATGCACGGCCACTATCTATCCCTCGACCATCATCCCAGCCACGAATAAATTCACCGCGTAAATCAGGCACTTTATTTGTCGGATAAGCCTTCGCCAGTTCCGGGTATTCTTCAGCAGAAAAAGCGGCACCGTTGCATTTCAGCCAGCCTGTTGGCGGAGTGGCGGAAGGCCACGGAACAGGCACGCCAACGGGTAATGCCGAACCTTCTCCCAAACCAACCTTTTTTATAACCATCAAAAATCTGGTGATGCTTCGCCGTTTCTCCTGTTTTCATAACAGGAGAAATCCCATGATTTACGGTTATGCCCGAGTATCAACAAACCACCAGGACACTGAATTGCAACTAACGGCGCTCAAGTCAGCGGGTTGTGAGAAAATTTTTGAAGAGCATGCCAGCGGGAGGAAATCGAATCGGCCGGTTCTAAAACGGCTGATCGCCACTATGCAGCCGGGGGATGAACTGGTGGTCTGGAAGCTGGACAGGATAGGCCGCAACGTTCTGCATGCGCTGTTGATGTTCCAGCAGTTACAGGAAAAGGGTATCAACTTCCGCAGTATTACCGATGGCGTGGATCTCAAAACAGCCAGCGGCCGCTATAACTTTCGTAACATCCTTTCCGCAGCACAATATGAATCTGATCTTAATAGCGAACGTACCTTAGCAGGGCTGGCCGTAGCCAGGGCAAAAGGGCGAGTTGGTGGTCGCAGGCCTAAGTTCACGGATGAGCAATGGAGGGAAATGGGGGAGCGGATGGCAACCGGTGAATCACGACAAAGCGTATCAAAAACGTATGGAGTAGGGCTCTCAACTCTGTATAAAAAGTTTCCAGCTAGCTGATAACGGGAAAGAAACAGAGAAGGGCACAAATATTGTGTACTTTAATGTGCCCTTTAATTTATTGATTGGTGGTTGAATTGTCCGTAACTTTTTGATTTAAGTGCAAATTTCTAATAAATTAGAACACTTTCTTAAATGGTTTCACTGAAACGTGTTCATAGACTCCTGCCGCTAC